AGGTATTAAGCTTGATGGGTCTGAACTATCTCTCACCTCGGCAATAAACTGTGTTCCAACGCTTCTTGTTGCAGCACCGTGAGGATGTACTAAGAAGTTTTGTAGTTTCTTACATGCTTGAGGATATTTAGCAAAATCAGTTCTTCCATCTAACTTTGCGCCAAACTCACCTGATACGAAACTTGTTAATGCTAGTGTTGTTCTAGGCATTATAACCTCGCATCTGTAAATTCGTTACTTTCAATCGTACCTAGTGAATTTTCAGTAGCATCAATAAAACGAGCTTCTCTTAATCGTTCATCTGCTGTTGTTAAATAATTCTTAGCTAACGTAGCGTTATTTGTAATTGCATACGCAATATCTGCTGCCAAGTTAGCGGCTATCGCTTCTTGTAAATAACTATCGTATTCATTTGGATCTGTAATGAGTGCAATATAAACTAAATAAACTGTACCTTCGTTTGTTTTAATCTTTCTACCTTCAACTTTGTAATCGATTGCACTTTCAATACTATCTGTTGTTCCATTGTGAATTTTTAGAACTCTTAAACAATCAGATGGTAATGTGTATTGATTTGCATATTCAACAACTGGTGCTGTACTGTCTTGTGCAAGTTGAACTCTTTTAGTTAAACAGTTCCATGCATGTGACCTAAATATTTTATTTCTAATTGGTTCGTATCTTTGATTGCAAAGTCTTGCATTCTTACTGTCATCTGTAAGTGCAGTAATAGTAGATGCACCTAATAAATTTAAAGCTGAATTACATATATCAACTACACTTGCCATTTTTTCATCTCCTTACAGGTTACAAATATTTGTGCTGGTAAATTTTTCTTTTCAAATTCTATGATTATTTTTTTTAAAGTTTTCTGCGCTTCTTCTTTGCAAATATTTAAAGTTTTAAATTCTTTTGGTTGTTCCTCGTGGAACTCAATACATTTTTCCATATATGGCGAACATGCCATAAACAGCATAATAAAAATTTTCATGATAATGTATGAGGCGGCACATAACGTTACCGCCCCATTCCGTATAACAATTAGTTCACTACGTATTCGATAATGAAACTTACATCGCCAGCTGTTGTTCCAGCAGCGCCAAATTCCAAACCGATGTAGTAGTAACCACCGGGATTTGATGACGCTCCAGCGTCTTCCCAGACTTTGTTACCCATCGCATTGATGTTTCTTGCTTCGAACGCAACTTCAGTTCCGCTAGTTACTGCAGCTCTTAAGTCTGTGATAGCAGATGCATAAGCATCAACATCAACAGCAGATGCGTCAGTATTAAAAATACCAACGTTTGCAGTTAGTGACGAACCTGTATCTAAGTCATCGTTAAATAACTTGATAGAAGTAATGCTCGCACCAGCAGGAACTGGAGCTAACATAACTGTATCGTTAGCAGATAAGTCGCCAGCTGCTAGTGCAATAGTGCCTTGAGCAATTCTCTTAACACCGTGCAATTCAGCAGCATCGTTCTTAACTTGTGGAGTAGCTTCGAAGTTAGATATTAAAGTTGTATTTACATTTGCCATAATATTAACCTCCTATTAGCTTTCTACACATTCAACCGTCACGACTTTACTTTCTTCCATACGAGTAGCGCCGATGTCCATAGCCACATACACTTGTGTGCTGTAACCTTTATCAGCTCTCTCATCTATTCTAGTTGTAATGTCCTGACCCAAAGCAAGCTTCACGCCATCCATTGCATAGAATAAACAAGTTCTCTTTGAAGAAGCTAAATCTAATCTAGTTGAAGTTATAAAGTTAAAACCAAGAAACGTGTTTACTTCACCATTCGCAAGTGCTTTTACACTATTGAAATCAGATGATGTAACTTGAGTAGTTCCTAACAAATCAGAAATTTGTTTTGGTCCTACTACTGCGTATCTTGGAATTGATGGGTCAACATTACCGCTATCTAAGATTTCTTTTGCTTCTCTTAGTTTTGCGATTGTTAAACCATCTGAACCACTTTCAGTAATTTTCTGCGCTGCAGGTAAAGCCGTGCTCGTAGAGCCTGTCTCACCTGTAAATGCAGTTCCTGAAATTGATGATATAATTTCATCATCCATGGCTCTACCCATTGCATAGGCAGCGGCTAGTGCATAAGATGATGTTGGGTCGATTAACATTCTAACTTTATCAGCGTTGTCAATTAAGTCAGCATATTCATACGACACCAAAGATACTCTTCTTCGAGAATGCGGAGTATCGATTTGAGGTGTGTCGGCATGACGAGTTTGCCTTTTTACAGCAGTCGCCACTCCAACTTGGTCAAAGAAACTATTTTTTCCTTGCACCTGTTCGACATCAACAGCATTTCTTAAAAGAGAACCTTTTTGTTGTGATAACATTTGTACGTTAGCAGAATACTGCTGCACAAATGATGTTGTCACTTGAGTTGACATGGTTGTCTCCTTGGTTGATTGTTTTGGTTGATTGTCGATTTGATTGTCCTCTGAACGAGGTTCTCATCTATGGTTTTAAAGTCTCCACTTAGACCTTTTTCTTAGAAGGCTCTTTACGAGTTGTCTTCTTTGAAATCGTTTTCATAACCCAGTTGTAATATTCGTCAGCAACTGGAAGAGGATTTCTTCTATCGTTTTCTGGTGAAAACTCAGTCGCTAAACGTAAACATTCTAATCGTATTTCAATATTAGAAAGTTCATTTTCAGCAGGTTCAAATTTATTATTTGCCATTGAGTTGCTCTCTTAATCTGAGAACTTCATCAACCGCTTTCTTATGGTTCGGATGGGTTTTGTTCCAATATGCCGAACCTTCTTCGGTTAATTCCTCAATTTCTTTTTCTATTTCTTTAGCAGTCATATATCCAATGCCATCACCTTTAATGATTTCATCCTCAGATAGTTTGTCTGCTAACATTGAAAAAGCTTTTACTAATTCTGCATTGTCACCTAATCGTGAACCATCTTGCAAAATAGTATCATTAAGAAATTCATTACCTAGAGTTTCCGTAGCTAGTCTTCTAGCTTGGTCTATTCTTTTTTCATAAGAAGAACCAAACTCTTGTTTCAGTAAGTTTTCTGTTTCAATTTGTTTGTCTCTCACGACAACCTCTTGTTGTTCTTTGCCTTGAGAGTTCATATCATTATAAAACTTTATTAATGTCTCAGCTTGTTTTGGTAACAAACCAATCTTATGTGCAGTTTCATTAAATGATTTTAATTGTGCGCTATCAATCTCATCTTCTTTAAATGAGTATTCATAACCGTCTGGTGTTTCTGGTCTGCCTAATTTATTATAGACTTCGTTCCAGTCTTCATCGGTAGCATGTTTATTCGGTATTGGAATTTTATTACTACCCACCAGTTTTTGTGCATGAAGATAACTTTTAATAAAGTCATCCATGTTATTAAAGTTTTGTAATGATTTTTCTTCCTTAAAGTCTGCTGGAATTAAATCTTGAAAGTTTGTCTGAGTTGTTGTCTCAGGCGTTTGTGTTTCCTGAACAACAGCGTTTTGTTGGTCAGATTGCACCTCTGGTGCAGTTGTCTGTTCCATAAGTTACTCCTATGATTTTGAGTTGATTATATTTTTAATCCAAATGAGAATGCTTCTTTGACCTTCAAAGAATGCACTTTCATGGCTATCACCTTTTATGTGAGTGGTGTTAAACTCATGACATCTTTTCGATAAGTCATCTAAAACTCTTTGTCCTTGTTCAGAACCAAATGTTATTTTGTAGTCTTCTTGTAATTGTTTTATTTTTTTATTCGCTTGGTCCATCGTTTAATACTTTCGCCATTGGCGCTGCGTTCTTTGCCATTTGCGTTTCCATAAGTTGTTGTTGCATTTGAGCTTGTTGCTCTTGAGCTTGTTGTCTTTCTGCTCTTACCTCTTCAACTTGTGTATCTGATTTAATCATCTTAGCTGGTAATCCTAAGATATTGATTAAGTGTTTAATTAATCCGTTTTCATCAATGTAATCTTGGACAGGTGCAATTTGACCAATCGAACCAAATAACTCTAGTCCTCTCATCACATTTTGTAACTCTTGTCCTTTTTGTGCAAGTGCCATTGGTGAAATATATTCAACGTCTATTTCTTCATTTGCTAAAATTTCAGGTGGTTGCATGAACTGTTTGTTTCTTAACATAATGCTAAACACTCTAATTAATAAAGGTTCTAATAATTCCGATTGCAGTCTACCAAGTACAGGACCAAGTATTCTCATACGTTCCTCATTACGTTGCATCACTTCAGTTGCAGTCATGTTTCTATTTGCCGTAACAAGTAATTGGTCTACGTGAAAAGTTTTTGCGATAGCTTCTCTTCTTTGATTTTCTGCATTTAACGTAACACCTGTATTAGCGTTAATGTTTAATGGTTCAATTCTATCTCTTGTTCCACTTCGATAATAATTAATCGAACCCGGCGACATTCTAATCGGTGCAATCATTCCATCATCAGGAATTAAAATTGGTGGGTCAATTTGTTTTGCAGCAGCTTTCAAACTATTCTCAACCATCTTATTAAGAACTTTAATATCTGGTAAAGCATTCATTGCAGGCGACCTACCGTAAATTTCAGTAGATGATTTTAAATAACGAGGAACAACATAAGGAAACTCTCTAAATCCACCGATAGAAATTATGTGTCCTGTCTCATGTTCAAAATAAATACTTTCAAATGGCATATTACCTTTTGTAAGTTTTCTTTTGTTATAAATATTTCTAGGTCTAACAACGTGACAGATTTCGATTTCTTCGTAAGGATTTTTGTCTACGTCTTTTCTAATATTATTTGAAACGTTATCGATACCAAACTTTTCAACCGCAGCTAGGTTTGATATTTTAAATCTTCTATAAATATTATCGACAATTCCTTTTTTATTTTCTGTAATATAAATCTCTTTAATGTGTCTAGCAGAGAAACGAACTAGGTCTGTTTCATCTTCTTCAATCATTACTGCAGCAGTACCGAAACAAATTAAATCGTGGTATGCTTCAAATATTTCTTGTTGGAAGTTAGAACGTGCAAACGCCAAATACATTTTGTCTGTACTATCTTCTAACCATTCTTTCGCCTCATCATCATCGTTTAGAACGGATGACTTATATCTAAGTGAAAACCATCTGTTTGCAGATGAAGTTAACATTCCATGTAATGAAGCTGCTAATAATTCTAATGCTTGAATTGCGGTCGCATCATACACAAGAATATTTCTCTTATCACCACGTTGTCTTTCTTTCGTAACTTCCGCTTTTCTTGTTAAACAATAATCAGAACACTCTTGCCAATGACTTTCCCAAGTACTTCTTTTCTGCTGTAACTCAGATAGATTTTTTTTTAACTCAGATGACAGAGCTCTTAATTCTTGTGATTGCATTAAATTATCCTAATAAAGTTTTTTTACTTAAATATGCTTTTTCATCTACGCCAGTAACGGATGATGATATTAAAGATTTTCTTCCACGTTTTTTTCTTGCAACTAACTCAGCATTTTCATTTGGCTTTGGCGCTTCCATTTGTGCCTCAACTTTTGGTTGCTCTTCAGCTTTTGGCGTCGGCTCTGGTTGCGGTGCTGGCGCAGGTGCAGGTCGTCTGTTTCTTCTTAACGGTTTTGGTATTGGTGAACCACCCATGTTAACCTCCTAACAATGTTTTTTTGTTTACTTCTAAATCTTCATTAGACAAACCAGTTCCAGTCAAAATCGTAGACCTACGACCTTTTCTTTTCGTCTCTAGTAAATCTAATTTTTCTTTTTCTCTTTGCTCTCTTAGTACATCATCTTCACTCGGCACTTCCTCGACTGGTTCAACAATCGGCGGCGGTGCAGGTATGGATGGAGCTTTAAAAATAGAACCCATTATAAAACCTCATAGTTTGTATCTGTTTGTTGTTGTCTGTTTCTTATGTTGAAATTGTCAATTTTCTCTAACCCAACTGCTAATGTTCTTAAGGCATCGCAAGGATGTGAAGACCAATCGTGAACTGGTTTCGCCGCATAAACACGGTTCTTTTCATTATACTTACGATGATAATGTCTAAGTGCGTTTACAAGTTTAGAGCAATTATCAATATCAATGTAGCATCGAGGTAGCAGCATCTTGGTACTATGAATGCCGTCTTCGACACTTTGCTTTGGTGCAATTTTAAATCTTATTCCTAACTGATAAGCCGTTTCTCTACGTGTCCTACCCGTTCCAAAATCTGTCTGTTCTAAGTCATGGGGTCCGTGATGAACTCCATAAACATAAGGTTTTTCTTTTAGGACTTGTGCGTAATGAGGCAACGGTTCATTGCTATGTTCGTAATAGTCAATGATGTTTACGGCATGACCTATCTTTTGAAAAAATATAATACTTGTTAAATCATTAAAACCACAATCCCAAGACGTATGTACTTCGTAGGCCGGGTCGTAAGGCACACGAGCTATACGGCGTTCATCTTCCATCTTCGTTAAGATGTCTCCGTAAATAGAACCTTGAAGATTACCAATAAATGAACACTCAAATTCTTGGTTATACTTCGCTTGACCCATCACCTTAAGTGCAGCGTCGAGTTCTTCTTGGTCAATTAATTTTGTTTCTGAGGCTTTCGCTACATACAAAAACCATTTATCATCGGATTGCGCCTTTTGGTAATAATCATAAAATAGATTTGCCATACCATTAGGCGTTCCAACTAAAGTTAAAAATCCTCGTCTATCACTTAGCGCTGGCATTAAAACCTCATCAATGAGCTCATGACTAACTTGTGCGCTTTCATCGATACAAACCCCATCAAGGTAAACACCTCTGATACTGTCTGGATTTTCTGAACTTAATAAAACTATTCGACTACCGTTCATGAAATCACAACGAAGTTCTGTCTCATTATACTTAGTTCCCGGAATATTCTTGGTATAATACTTTATGTAATCCCAAGCTATGGATTTTGTTTGTTTGTAGGTCGGACCCACATACGCATATCTTGGATTATGGTTCTTGTTTGTTAATGCACATTTAATTAAATGATTTATTAAAAGTACACTTTTGCCAAACCTACGATGACAACATAAAACCGAAAATCTATATTTGTCTAAATTCTTATGTATGAACTCTTGTTGAGTTCTTGGTTTATACGGAATAACAATTTTCATTAGTGTATAGTTGGAACTTTATCGGTATCCCAATAATTCATTTTAATCTTAGCAAAGACAAAATCGCTAAACTCTTTTAAATCGTCTTCTTCTTCAAATCCTGAGAATACCATCATCAACTCGTTTCCATGTGTTGAGAAAGTAAACGCAGAAACATTTTTAAATTTCTTTGGTATCTTCATAATCTAGTTCAGTCACAATAATGGATTTAGCTATTTCAAACGCCACTTGAGGAACGATTGAATTACCTAATGCCATCACTCTTTGTTTTCTAAATTGGTCCAGTTCTGTTGATACCCCATCAGGTACTCCACAAAGTTGCTGTTCAATCTCCCACCAACTGTGTTGTTCTTTAGAGCTTCTCTTGGAACTGATTTGTCTCTCGATGGTTTCCAACTCGGATTGTACGCAACATCCTTGTAATCTCTTGCCATCGGTGTTGGATACAGTTTGTTCACAACATCGTTCAGTTTCGCACCGAACTTTCTCCCCGTCTTCTTTCTTGTGACGGACCAACCTGTGCTGTTTGCATTTACATACTCTGGTGGTTGAACCACACCAAGTGCATTCCCCGCCGTTGGTGTTGGGAACATGAGAATATGCTCCGAAAGATAACCACTTTTTCTGCCAGTCGCTGCTCGGCTTGGTCGAACTGATTTTCTTTCGATATAATCCATTGTGCATGGAGTTGGATAAGTTGTGTCCGATAATCCAAATTCTTTTTCTTTCGTGCCACGCACCGACACCATTAG